TCATATCGGCATCCACTCGCGCGTCTTGCTGTCCAGCGTGGTGACTTCGATCGGCTGCACGACATCGGCTGCAAGGCCGATCATCTCGTCGGCCTGCACCACGCAGTAAATCACCGCACGCCAGCAATCTCCGGGCTCGGCACTCAGCTCAACCCGTGTGACCCCCTCGATGGGCTGGCCATCGGCTCCGAGGATTTGTGTTCCTTGCGCCCTGGTCACGCCGTCAGCACCGGGCGGCGGCGGGACCACCCTTATGACCTGCTTCATTGCCCGGTCCTCTTCTGGTTACCGAACCCACCGTCTTCCTTGGCCGTCTTCCTGCTATGGCAGGGCGAACACAGCGGTTGAAGGTTGGTCAGATCGTTGTTGGTGGCGTCGCCGTTGACGTGGTCGACGCAGCTCGCAGCTCGGATCACGCCCTTGGATCGACACCACCGACACAGCGGCTCAGCTGCCAGCACAACGGCGCGCAGCTTGCGCCAGGCCGCCGAGTTCGTCGCCAGGGCCCGGCGTGCTTGCCTGCTCTTCTCAGGCGGGCAATGGCGCCGCGTGGTTGGCGCAGCCGGCCGATGCTTCGGTGCTGACCGGGGCATCAGTGCGGCGCGCTCGGGGGCGTCATGGAGTCGTAGAGCGTGGCCGCGGCGCGCAAGAGGGTGGCCACGGTTTGAGGCGGCAAGTGCAGCAAGCCGATCACCACGACATCGGAATCGCCTTCGACCGCCGGCCGGATCAGGAATGCCGGCTCTTGGTGGTATCGACCGTAAGCGCCAACGAGGCCGGTTGCCTGCTCGTCGAGTTCGCTCAGCGTCGGTGTTTGTCCAGACATAGGGCTGTAATCCCTCGTTTCGTTTCGCTGTCTTCATAGGCGCCAACCGCGCCGGTGTACGCCTCGGCCCATGGCCGATAGTCGTCACTGTCCGGCGGCGGCGGCGGTCTCAGTGCAATCGCTCGTTCGCTGCACCCCGCAGGCGGCACGAACCGACCGCTCGTAGGCTTCGCGAGCAGGCCGCAGGACGTCAGGATCAGCGCGGCCAGCAGGGCGAGGATCGGCTTCGATGCGCTCACGGATTTTTCCTCGGGCTTGCTCAGTTCGATGGCGCGTGTCGGCGCCGGCCATATCCACCGCTTCAGCGGCCTGCCTACTGGTCTCGACGCTGGCGTCGGTCGCCTTGGCTTCGGCCTTCAGATCGCGCACCTCGCCGCGGGCGCCTTTGCCACCCTGGCAATAGGTGAGGCCCAGCACAGCCAGAGCGAGCACCAACAGCCCTAGCAACAAGCTCAGACGGCCGCTCACAGCGGCCCCCGCTTCCGCGGCCAACGCGTCGGTGCTGCGCATTGCTGGAGCTGATCGGCCATCTCAGCGATGGCCACTGCATAGACCTGCGCATAGGCCGTAGCGGCGCCGATGCGCCACTCGACCAGTTGGTAGCAGGCGACGACGCCCAACAAGGCGCCGAAGAGAAACGACTTAGTGCGCCGCATAGGTGCCTCTCCCTTCACAGAGCTGGCGTTCGGCAGCGCGGCGCCGGGTCAGGCCCTTTACCTGACGGCCGCCTGCATAGTCCCAGCGGGACAACTGCGCGCATGCGCCGGCAAAGTCGCCGGCATTGGCCAGGCGGCTCAAGGTCGACCCGCAAACCACTGCAGGGCCGAGGTTGAACGCCGCGCTCGTAAGAGCCGCCTCGACATTCCTGGGCATTGCACGAGTGATGCAACGGCGGACATGGGCATTCGCCACCGCCAGGTCACCTTGCAGCAGGCGATCGCACTCGGCGTCGCTGTAACGGCGCTGCTCGATGTCCTTCCCGGTGTGTCCATCGCAAACGGTGAGAACGCCGACGATGTCCCGATACGGGACGTGTTCGCGACCTTCCCAGGGAGCGACGAACGCCGCAGCGATCGCCAGGACACCAGCCGCGATGACTCCCGCGACACGGCCCTTCATTTCAGAGGCGCCTGCCACGCCTCGCGCCACCACTTCCACAGCAGATAGCCCAATTGGGCCAGCACGTAAACGATCGTGGCGGCGTACATCCACTCTTGGATGCCCCACCCCTGCGTCGACGCAACTACGACGGCAGCGGCAGGAGCGACCTTGCCCGACGCCGCCGCCACTTCGGTTCCGATCTCGGTCTTCAAGGCCATTCCCTCAACTTGAAAAATGGACCGACTGTCGCTGTCACATAGACGCAGGCACCTGACGAGGAGCCATCCCACCGCCGAGGGATTGGTTTATTGCGTCGTGGTCGGGTGCGCCTCACGGCGGGCCCTGGTGACCTTCATGCAGCGACAGCCGGTGTTTGGTGCCCGGCGACCTGGTTACAGGTGCTACGACGGTGGGCAGCAACCCACCGCGGCCGGGCATAGAAACGAGAAAGCCCCGCCGGATGGCAGGGCTTCATGGTTCTCGCGATGGTGAGAGGAAATCACGAAAAGTGCGGGAGCGTCACTCCCGCACCCCATCGCTATGCCGCGTCCCGGTCATCGTGGCGCCGCAGCGCCCGGCTCAGCTCCCGCGCCGCGTCTTGCTCCGCGTCCAGTACCCGGCCGAACAGCCACTCGTAAAGCCCTTTCCACGACGCTCGATAGCTCGACTCATCCCGCCCGATTCGCGCGGCGCGGGCGCGGTCGCTGGATGCCACCACTCTGTGCCCGCCGCAGGTGGCGCAGTGCGCCATGATTCGATCATCGCCAAACGCCATGCCCCAGCCGGCGCACGTGACGCAGAGATTCGGCCGCGCCATCTCCAAGAGCACCGCCTCGCGGATCGCGACATGCACGACGGGACTGTGCGGCCAGACCTTCCGCTTCTGCTCTTCGATCCGACGCTGCATCGACGCGATCCTGTCCCGAGTCTCGCCAGTGCTGGCCCGCTGCACGTGCTGGATTTCCTCAAGCATATGCAGGTCCGTCTGCAGGCCCGCCAGGTGGTGCCGGCGCCGAGCGGCCTCGGTATGCACCATGTTGCTCATCAGCCGGTCGAGCTGAAAGGGGCTCAGCCGCGCGCCATCGGGCCACCACAACCGGGCAAAGACCTCTCGCCCCAAGCCCACAGGCACGAACGCCAAGGCCGCGGCGATGTCCTGCGGCGTAAGGTCCGGGACGCCGCCACCCTGCCCGATGTCGAACTTCACGTTCGTCGGATTGAGCCGACCCAGCAGCTCGCGCACGTCACCCATGCTTGCGTGCCCTCCGCCAGTTCTGGACCACAGCTGTTACCTCGTCTTCTGACGACACCGCAATCATCTGGGCACCGCGCCATCGCCCGTTGAACTCGCGTTGATTCTTGTTGAGCCCGGCGCGGCCGTATGCCGTGTCCGGGTTCTTCACCTCGACCAAGTGGTTCACCCCGATACAACCCACCACCAAATCGGGGAAGCCGGCAATACCGACGTGCTCAAGCTCCTCGACTGAGCACCCAAGCTCCAAGAAGCGGTCCACGATCTGGCCGTGGTTCGCATCGCGCTTCGCCGCCGGCCGCCTCATGCCGCTCTCCCGAGTGCCGCGCGCACCTTGGCGAGCAGTTCGTTCTGAAACTCAAGCAACTCGTCTTGCGTCCCGAACACCTCGCGAAACCTGCGCGGCTCCAGGGCGAAGCTAGGGCCATAGGCGAGTACGCCGAGCCTCGGGCTCCCGAAGGCGTTCTCTCCACGGTGATGCCAGGCACAGAGGCCAAAGGTATGGTCGTGACCTAGCCGCTTTTGCCCGTGCTTCCCGCCCACGGTCATGTGGTGTATTTCGGCTGCGCGCTTGATGTCCTTCAGCAGGCAGCACACGCAGCCGAGCGCCCGAATCTCGTCCCAGCGTGCAGCCTGAGCACGGGTCGGCTTGCCCGTCGATCGTGCCCGCCTCATGATCGTGACTCCAGGGATAGGGGGAACCACCCGTGACTGAATCCGAGTACTGCCTTGTTTTCTTCTCTGATGTTTGTATGTCCCAGTCGGCATGGGCCGCCTGGGCTCAAGCCATCCTGTCTGTGGCGGCAATCATTGCGGCGGGTAGATTTGGAGTGCTTCAGCATCGACGTGAAATTGGTCAGCGCGTCGGTGCCATCGTCGCTTTGCTCGCCGCCGCCGCAGACGAGGCAGACGACTTCGTGACTGCTCTCCCTACGCAAATCGCAACCACAGACGCGAAGAGATGGGAACTTCGTAGAGTGGTGTCGATTGCGGAGGCTCTTGAGCAGATTCCCGTTCATGACCTTCCAGACGAGCAATTGGTTTCGCCCGTTATTGAGGCGGCCGACTACATGGCTTCTCTCCTCGGCATACTCAAAGGCGCCAAGCAGCAAGCCATAACCGATGTTCGTTTGAGCGAACATCACGCCAATGGCATTAAGATCAATGCCAGAGGAATTCAAAGCTGCTACGACCAGGCCGTAGAGGTGGATAGAAAACACCGCCCTGTCTCGATCAGATACCGCCTCACCCAATGGATCGAGAAACGCAAAGACAAGACATTGGTGCATGAAAAGGCGCGCATCGACGGCACAAAATCTTAATTTCATGTCACTTCTGTTCACGACGCACCCGCCGCGCGATCTACACCGCCAATGTAGTTCCAGCGCGCTACCTGAGCGCGGGTCGGCTTGCCCGTCGATCGTTCCCGCCTCATGATCGTGGTTCCAGGGATAGGGGGAGCATTCGATGACTGAAGCTGAATACTGCGTTTTGATTCTGGATGCGCCCTGCCTGTCGCAGACTCTGTGGGCCGCCTGGGTGCAGGCGGTCGGCAGCGTACTTGCAATAGCAGTCGCGATTGCAGTTCCTTTCTGGCAACACAGGAAGGATCGCGGCGATCGCGCGGCGGACAAAAAACTGAGAGCCCGATCTTTGGCCCTCGCTGTTCTCGGGCCGCTTCAGAGTCACCACGGGAATCTGCTCACGTTGATTTACCAATTCGAATCTGAAAAGGGAAACCCATCTCGGGCAGTCGTTGCTCTGGAAACTAGGCCGAACAAACAACTTGAAGCATTCATTCCCTTGTCGCATGAGCTCGGTCCGGCCGCGAGCCAGTTTCAAGACGCCATGCGTATTAGCCAGTCCGTTTCCGACACCGCTGGGCAAGCGGATGTGCTGGAACACTTGGGCCTTAAACGGACCCTTAAAGAACTTGACGACAGCATTCCGCCGATGTTGAGCAAGGCGCGACGACTCACAGAGGATGCGATTGAGGCAATCCAAGGGCTGTTCACGTAGCGATCGAAGACCTTGATCCGTCATCAGGATTCACCGGCCGCCCGATCTGCACCGCCCTTTCGTACGACCCTTCGTTGCGACCGTGAGGCGCCATAGCCCATATCTGGGTCACGCCCCACACGGTGCTCATCGTTGGCGGCGGGCATCTCTCGCCCCCTCCACGATTCCAAACGCATTTGGTCGAACCGGTTGAACAGGTTTATGACCCGACCCGTTTCGATGTCGCGCCCCTTGCCGATGATTACCTCGACCAGCCCCGGGCGGTCATTCGAGTCGTAGTAGTCGGGACGGTGGATGAACGCAACGACATCGGCCTTTTCCTCGATAGCGCCGGCACCGCGCAGCGTGTCCAGTGTCGGGCGACCCCGCTGAGCGCTTCCCGATCCCGCTTTGCCTGAGTGCGCTGCGGTCCGGTTCAATTGCGCCAGGAGCACCACCGGGCAACCCAACTCTTTCGCCAGTGCCTTCATGTCGCCGACGATCTGGCCACGCTCGATTGCTTCGTTCTGTTTCCCGGGCACTGCCATTTCGTGCAGGTGGTCGATCACCACAAGTCGCAGCGGCGCTTGTAGGTGCGCACGGCGGCAACGGGCGATGACTTGGCCCGACGACAGTTGCGGGTCGGTGTCGACGAGCACGTCGTTATCACGCAGCGCGTTGATTGCCTCCACTGTGCCCGCCCACCACAACTCGCTATCGTCGTCCGGCCGCGGCTCATGCAACCACCGATGTGGAACATGGCCGACTGCGGAGACGTCACGCCGCACAATCTGGTTGCCGTTCATTTCCATCGAGAACACAGCCGTCCGATGTCGAGCACCGACATAGCGCGCAAGCTGGAACGCCAGCACCGATTTGCCCATGTTCGAGCGAGCGGCGACTACGATCAGTTCGCCGTCTTGCAAGCCATGCAGAGCGTCATCCACTTCCGGCCACGGTGTTTCCAGTCCTGGCAAACCACCCTGCTCGTGCCGGCGCAATAGGTCGTCGTACCATGGCGTCAGCAGTTGCCGATATGGCACGAGCCCGACGCTCTTGGCCGGTGCGATCTGCGCGAGGTGGTGCTGTACTTCGTTCGCCAGCTGCACGGCAGACCGGTTACCCGGCTTGAGGGCCAAGCCCGTCAGCTTCTGACCGATGTCGGCGAGCCTTCGGCGGCGCCAAGCTTCGACCACGATCTCGGCATACGCACGAATGTTCGCGGTCGACCATGTTCGCGCCGCGATCTCGATCAGGTAGGCCCCGCCGTCGACGACTGCGACCTCGCCATTGGCTGCGAACCATTCGCCGATCGTGATCGGGTCAAACGGCTTGGTCTTCGTCGCCAGCTCGACGATCGCGGTGTAAATCCTGCGATGGCGGAGTGAGTGGAAATGCTCGGGCGCCAGGCGCATTTCGTCCTGCAACTGGCTGAGCCATTCCGGCGCGATCATCAAACCGCCCAACACAGCCTCTTCCGCGGCCAAGTCGCAAGGCACCGGCTGATCGTGGTCGCTCATGCGCGCGCCCTCGGCCGGTAGTTGCCTTCGATCACCTTGGCGAAGTTCTTCGGCCTCACCAGCCATTCGAGCGTGGCCAAGAACGGCTCACGATCCGGGCTCGGGTCCTTCTGGCCGATCAAGAATGGGCAGGACTTCACGTACTCGAAAAAGCCTTTCCACCATGCCAAGTTCTGCCGCTCCGAGTCCTCACGCCAACGCGAACGAAGCAGCTTTTGCCGGTCGTCTTCCCAAATTCGGACGGCTGGGCACATAGGCAGAACTTCGTGATACAGCTCGATGATTTCCTCGTGCGGACAATCGGGCACGGCTGGAATCGCAGCCCGTTGCTTGCCCGTGAACGGAAGTACATCGGCTGACTGCCCGGATGGCGGCTGCGCGCCAGCGCTGGCGCCTACCACCCCGCTAGGGGTGGTTGCTTTTTCCTGCTCCTGTTTCTGCTCCTGCTCCTGCTCCTGATTAGGCATACCCTTCGGGAAGACCTCCCTAAACGCTTTGCGGAAGCCTTCGGTCATGCCTTCCGCAAAGCCTTGGGCGCGTTGCAACACAAGGGTTTTGAGCTGGCACTCCGGCAGGAGATCGATCGAACCGGCCCATGCCTTCACCACGTTCGGGGACTCGGGCGGGTTGTACTTGAGGAAGTTCGGCAGGGTAACTAAGCACGCCCTTTCGTCATGCTCCGCCATACCCTTCGAAGAGGCTTCCCGGAAGGCTTCGGCAGTCCATCCCATCTCAGCGGCAAGACCAGGCAGGGTCGCACGCATGGCGCCGAGGGCGGTCATGCTTGGGTGCGTCAAAAGCATAAAGAACAACAGCTTTCCGCTGTCCGACAGATCGCGGAACTTCTTATCGTTCCAAATGCGAGGGTCGATCTTGCGATAGCGGCTCATCGCGTCACCGCCGCTTCGTCGAAGCCGGCAAGCCAGCCGGGCAGATGGCGGCCCCCGGTAAGATGGTAGGCGCCAACCACTCCACCCATACCGGAGACCGCCTTGACACCTGCACAGCAATCGCTGCACATCATCATGATGGCCGCAGCTATTAAAGCGCTCATGCAATCCCACCCGAACCCTGCGGCTCTTCGGGAGGCGTGGAATCAACAAATGTCGAGTCTTTGGCCGATGGCGGCAGACACCGCGCAGGACGAACTGTCTTTGGTGAGCGACCTGCTGCGGAAGGCGCAGGAGGAGTGGGAGACGTGGCTGCCGGGCCCAGCTGATTGAAATAGCGCACCAGCACTGCGGCCAGCACTAGCTCAATCCGCCTTTCTTGGTTACGCAGGCGCCGACGACTTGCGGGGCTCCTAACTGCGGGGTCTCGGCTCATTCGAATACCTCCTCGCCGTCTATGTCCGGCGCGGCTAAGTGACCGTGCGCGCTAACTCTGGCCATCTCAGCTCCCCCGCCTTCGCTCAAGCAGGTCATCCAAGCGACCCCAGCCAAATAAAGTGCAAGCGACGCACCGCAGATGATCAGCTGAGCCATAAGCGGAAGCGGCAAGAAACAAAGCCCACTGGCAATCCACAACTGCGCGGACATCGATCGTCTGATTGACCTGAATCGGCTGCAAGGCTTCATCACTCGATGCCCTCTTGGGTACTGGGGTCGACCGGAGTGTTGATGCCGTGCGCTGCAGCCAACGAGTCGCGCCAGCGGTATGCCGTCGCCCGGCTGACCTCGAAGCGATCGCGTATCTGCTGCACGCTCGGAAACTCACGAAGCTGGTGCGCCCACCAAACGAAGCGGAACAACAGCTCTTGGTGACTCGTGTCCTGCCGCCGCTTGATCTTGGCGGCGCCGATCGCCGGAGCGGGCTCCAGCCGCCTACCGCGCCGAATGCGCTTTGGTCGCAGTCCAAGTGAGGCTACAAGGGTCATGCTGCCTTCCGGCTGTATGACGCGATTTCGGCGATGCGATCGGAGAACCGAACCCGCCCCTGTGCAATGCGGATGGCGGTTTGCAGGTTCAGGTACTGGCGCAGCAGATTCGACCCCGTCGCCGAGCAGAACTTCGCGACCTGGGCCTCGGGCATCGTCGGCCGTTCCCCAGACTTCAGCATCGAGATGTAGCTGCGGCTCACGCCCATCCGGCGTGCAACCTCCGCTTGGGTACATGGCGCAAGCGCCAACGAAACGGCTATTGCGTCTTGCTCGGAGTCGCAGCGGCGCACGGTCTTTTCATCGGCGTCGCGCGGCCCGGGCAAGCAAGCGATCAACGGCATCTCACGATGCGCGTTAACGACTGTTCTCAGATGTTCACTAGTGTTCACAGGGCTCTCTCATCCATAAAAGAGGCCCGGCCCACAAGGAACCGAGCCATGGTCAGTTCGCGAAAAACTCAGGTGCCAGCCATCGGTGTAACCTTTCGGGTGCAACCCAACTTCAGCCACTCGGGACGCCGAAATGAACGAGAACGAAAAGGAAGTGTTCGCGGAAATCTGCCGGAACCTCTTGGACAAGCAGTCGGCGTTACAGGCGCATGTGGACGTGCTGAGCATCGTCGTCGGCCACCTCATCACGCAGCTTCCTACCGAGGCGGTCATCCCGCTCCAGGCTGCGTTGGAAGTCGCCGAGGAGCAGGCAATCGGCAAATCAGAGGCGTACTCAGCCCGCTTCGAGGAGCAAAGCGCCATGTGCCGGGGTGTCTTGGATCGCGTGCTGCAAGCACGGGGCATAAACCGCTGAGTTCGGAGGCGGCCGCCGTTGTAGGCTTGGATGTACGACCCACCCTCACTTACGACGGAGACCGGCATGCAAATCGAAATAGGGCCTGGCGAGGAGAAGCTCGGCCAAGCGTTCGACATGATCGTGACATTGCAAAAATTCACCATGGCGCTCGCCCAGCGCATCGAGGTGGATTCAATCCTCATTTCGCTGCTCCTCGACCGTGTCGAAGACCCGCAAGTCGCCTTGCAGCACTGGCAAACCAAGATGGCCGACTACTACCCGGAGCGGGCCGTAGACCTTCTTGGCAACGAGTACATGGAAGAGTCTTCCGAAGAGTTGAAGCGGCGGATTTCTCTTTGGACGCAGGTGCTAGAAGCGCGTGCTCAAGCCGCGCAGGACTGAGAGCCGCTTCCAACTGCTCGACTGAGAAAAGATGCACAGCTCGCGTGCCTGGCTTATCGCGCGTGCTCATTTCAAGCGACCTCGCGCCGAGATGGGCCGTCCTGCTGCTCGCCGTCCAGTGGAGGAGCGAGTTCGGGTCGCAACCGGCTGGCGGCGGCCAGCCCGGACTCGAAGATGAGTGCGATACGCTCGCCAGTGAGCCCATGACGGATCGCGTAATCCCGGATTCGGGCGATGTGATGCTCCCGGCTTTGCTCGGGGGTCAGGTCGGTCATGGGGAACTCCGGCTCGGCAGAAATGGAAGGCTGAAGCCGGTCTTCGGTATAGGCTTGGAGGTGCAAGCCAACCTCACCTGTACCGGAGACCGACATGGAAGAGGAATTCGTAAAGGATCTGATCGAGACCATCGGCGAGTTGCAGGCGCAAGCCGTAGCGCACGGCACGATGCTGGAGGCGATGCTCATGGCGCACCCCGAGCCGGACGAACTGCGGCGCGCTTGGAACTCAATCGCCTCACCGAGAATCGCGAGTGCGGCCACGAGCGCCGCAACCAAAGCGCGGGACGTGGACGCTGCGGTCGGCTATCACTTGCAGAAGTGGTCGGAGAAGCTGGACCGTCACCACCCGAAGTCTCGATAGCGCGCATCTCGGCTATCGTCAGAAGTGCGCCTCCAAGCCCAGATCGCATAGCTGCGTCTAGCCCGGCAGAGGAATACATACGAATAGACCGGACGGAAGGCGATCGCCTCGACCGCAACCATTGCAGGATGGAGGCCATCTCAGGCGACCTCCTGGGCATCAGGCGGCTCGTCCGCTCCGACGCTTGCTGGCCCTGCGCCATGGTCGCGCGCCGCCGCGTCGAGGGCGTCTAGATGCGTGGACAGGCGTACAAGCTTCGTCGAGCCCGGGTCAGCGATGCGTTCTTGAGCGAACTTTGTGAGCCACCAATAGTTGAGGCCGGTGGCTTGGCAGATTTCGGGCCAGGAGCCGCGGTGGCGGTTAAGGCGGCTGCGAATAGCTGCGGGAGTGTCCATGGGGACAAGAGACTGGTATCAAATTACCAGCTTGTCAAGCACCAAATTACCAGATACCCCATGCAAACTGGTAGGATGCTACCAGCCGCCAAAATCTTGGCCGAGAACGTCACCCGGCTGATCGACCGCCTTCCCGATCGGGCACCGCGTCCAGAACTCGCGGCCCGAATGGGTATCGGCGATAAGACCCTGGGGTTTATCAGGTCTGGCACGGGCAATCCGACGCTCGAAAATATTGCGAAGGTTGCTGCGTTCCTGCGCGTCAAGACGTGGGAGTTACTCGTGCCGGCGGCAGATCAAGCGGCGGAACATGTGCCGCTGGAATCGGAAGAAGCAGAAATGCTGGAGCTATTCCGACTTGCGTCTCCGGATATGCGCGCTGCAATGGTCGCCTCTGCTCGCGCCTCGCTCGCCCGCTCGTCAGACGCATCAATGGCTGAACTGATTCAGCGACTCCACCCCACTCACCGGAAACGGCTGATGGAGCTGGGAGTGATCAACGAGTCAGCGCCAGAGCAATCGCCTCAACCCGACCAGGCGGAGCCTCGCTCCTCCGTGCCCAAAGCGAAGCACGATTAAGCCTGCTAACTGACTGCGAAGTCCGTCACGAGGGGTTTACGCAAGTCATCCCGTTATGAACTAGCAAAGCCCTATAGCCTTAGAGCTATGGCGTGCAAGGACGAGGGGAGATGATGGACCATCTGTTGTGGCGCGTTTTTCGCGGGGTTGCGCTGGGCGCGACCTATGCGATTTTCTTTTGGATGTTGCGCGTAAGCAACATCACCCTTGACCAATGGTATCTACCTGCAGGATTGCGAGTCGCGGCGTTGCTGATTTGCCCGCGAAGCTATTGGCCTTACTTGATCGCTGGCGAAGCTGGGGCTCTTCTGGCCGCCAGGTTCGACCGCATTGAGCAGTACGGCCTCCTGTTCGTCGTCGTCTCATCTATCACCATCATGCCGTTGGTTGCAGGTCTTGTTCGGGTGATGGAGAAACGTGGCGGACTGATCGAGCAGCCTCAAAGGATTCTGCTGCTTGCGGCCTTTGTTGCGGCAAGCACGACACTTGCCAACACTGGACTGGTGTTCGGTTTGATGCGCGAAGTTCGATCACCCCTTGATTGGACGAACAGCTTTCAAATCATGGTGGGCGCGTATCTAGGAATTCTCACCACAACACCGCTTGTGCTGCTCTGGAAGCAGCGCGACGCCTCCTATCCCTTTCCCCGCAAACTACACACCGACGCTGTGGCGGGAATCGTTGTAACTCTGATCGCGTTCTTCATAGCCGAGGCGCTGGTGGGCGGCACAGAGAAGAACATGATGCGCATGCTCATGATCGTGCCTGCTGCGGTCCTGACTGTCCTACATGGATGGCGGGGGGCGGCGATCGGCGTGGTCATGTCGAATACCGCGCTCGCCATGACCATACAGCGGACGCATACCGACGGAAACACCGACCCGGATGCTCTACTTGTTCAAATTGTCCTCGTCGTAACCGCGACAATACTGATCAGCCTCGGCGCAACCATTTCTCGCTATTACCGAAACGCGACAAGATACGGCGCAGCTGAGGCGCGCGCACTCGAAATCGCGCGAAAGAGCTTCGTTGCCAGTGAAGTCGAACTAGAGCGTCGCGTCGCCGACATCCAGTTTGTAATCGACGAAGTGTTTGCCAAACTGAACGATGCTGGCAGGTTTTTACGGCAGAGAGGGCATCCAGAGGCGGCGCTTGAAATACAGAATTACAGGGTCATTCACGAGCAAAAAATTCGGGACGACCTGCGTCTGACCTACCCCTCTCATCTCGCTGAGCACGGCCTTTACTCGGCCATCAACACCAAGATGATTGCTGGGAAGTGGGGCGGCCACTGCAACGTTAGCTCCTCGCTTCGAGGCGACGATCAAGTGATCGGCCCCGAGTTGCAATTGATGGTCTATCGCGTGTTGGACGACGTGATGGCGCTGCTCGCAATTACGGGGCACCAGCATCTAACGATCACGGCAAAGTGCAATCGCACTGACGGCCGCGCTGGAATTGCGATCACCCTGAAAGTTCGGGATACGTTTCACCCTGCGATATTCAAAATGGGGGACTTAGACGCATCGGGTCGAGTGCTGGCTTACGGAGGTCGAATCCGGCACCGGTCAAACCGTATTTTTCTATTGATGCAAGAGCCAGCCCCCGCCACGTTGGCGCCAGCAAGCGCATGATCGTTTATGAAAAAAGCCCCGCTCTCACGGGGCTTTTTCTAACTCTCGACGGGCATCAAACGAAGTGCCAATGACCAGTTGTCACGGCTTCCGAATGGACCATATAACGGTCGTTGAAGTCACGTAGGCGAGCAATTCAACTTCGCCGGAACGGTAGACCACCGTTTGCACTGCACCGGCAGGAATCGTCACGGGAGCCTGCGGGATGGAGACAGAGTCAGTGCCCACCGGGAGCGAGAAGAACGTATCGTCGATGTACCCCACCACCGCCCTCGGCTTGCCCGCCAAGTCCTCGATCTGGAGGTAACGAATTCCTTGGCGCTCGTACCCAGAAACCCGCCAAGCGGGATCGGCGCTCAAATTCGTAGAGCCTCCACCCTGCCCCAGGCCGGTTTTAGCGAATGCTGTTGGGCCGGTGTTGCCGCCCGAAGCTTGACTCATCGCTACCCCTGGAGCGAGGAATGAGCCGGTCAAAAGTATGCAAATCCATGCACGCATGACGATGCCCTCAGTTGGTCACGACCAGATTTTTTGAGCGTATCAGATTGAGGTTTCGCAGCTTGAGCGCCCTGGAAGCAACTCAAGCATGTCTTCCAAGCGGCCGTGTTCAGCAAGTTCAGAAATTTCGCCAGAACTGGTAATTTAACGCTTGACGATCTGGTAATTTAGTACCAGCATGTTTCCTATCCCCAACGTCACCGCCATTTCGGCGCAGGGGAAAGGAGCCATAAATGACCAGCTCTCTTCCAGATTTGGGCAGAACGTCGACAAGCAGTCGGTTGGTCCCGTACCTCGCCATCTTAGCCACCGGCCGCGCCGCTTTGGTTGAGACCGACTCTCCAGCCCTCGCCCGCGCCGCCGCCGCGCTCTGCCTAGGCCTGGATGACCTGCCGGCAGGTGCGCAGCTCTGCCCCGTCGGCGCGATTCCCGAGATCGTCGGCGCCGCTCGCTTCCTCCTGTCGCGCTTGCGCCAGACCGACGGCTTCGAGTGCGTCGACCGCATGCACACCGCGCTCGTTCCGTTTGAGGCCATGGCATGAGCGCCGCCTTCGATCGAAAGACAAAGATTCGCGGCATCTACCGCCGAGCCTGGAAACCAAGCGTCGAAGAATGCGAGCGCTCGATCATCAACGAGTGGTACAGCCTTTGTGCCGAAGTGCGTACAGCAGGCGCGAACACCGGCTTCGCTCATGTCCTGATCAATCGCCTGCACGACCTAGGCGCTATGCGCCAGCGTGCTCAGCGACGCGAGGGCGCCGGCAATGTCTGACCGAGTCCTAACGCCAAGATCGGCAGAGGAAGTTTGCCGCGTACTGCAGCCGTTATTCGACATCGGAGACGTCGCCGGACTCAATGGTCCGAGTGGCCGGTTACTGGCCGAGTTGATTCACCCTCGCGACGCGGCCGACCTGACCGTCCGGGAAGTTCTCGCGCTGCTCGATCAGGTGACTGTCGAAATCCGTGCCGCGTTCGCCAGCGGGGCGCTGCGGTGAGGCGGCGTACCAGCCCCCGTCACTACGGCCCGTGGCCTTTCGGCCAGAGACCAACGGACCGCGCCTCGCTCCTGCCACAGAATCCCTGGCAAATAGGCGACCGAGTTCGATTCCACCCGATCATCGGTGAGGGCGACGACGGCCGCGAGTACGTCGTCCGATCCATCGGCACGATGCTGAATCAGCCGATCGCATGGCTCGAAGGTAAGAGCAACTACGTCGCCGCCGAATCGCTTTCGCCCGCCGACGCACCGCGCCAGCTGACGGCCACGGATCACCTCGCAACTGCGCGTGCGGCCTGGCGCGCGAAGCGCGAGGCGGAGGCGACCCTGTCCCGGCTGCGCAAGTACAGCAGCCTGAATTCCAGCATGAAGGCTGATCGCGATCGCGCAAACGACCGGCTTTCCAAGGCCGATGCCACGCTAAAGCGCGTTCTCGGTGGTGCCTCTTGAACGGGCATCCAATCTTTGACCGCCTGCTCGCCGACCTGGCCGCGGCCGGACTGCTACGCGATGGCGAGCAGCGCGCGGGCGAAACCCTCGCGCCTTCCCACGACGACACCGACATGCACGCGCGAGCGCGCGTTGCTACGCCGGTGCGTCCCTACCCGCCAATTGGAGACGCAGAACTATGAGCACCGTCATCCAGATGCACGCCCACCCCCGCCTGCTGCATGTCGTCCGCACGGCAATCAACCAGCGCGCCAGGTCGACGAAGGCCACTGAGTCCACGCGCCTGCGTGCGTTGGCCGAAGGCTTCGCCGCGTTGCGCGCAGGCCGCTCGACCGGCTGCGCTATAGCCCTGGGTAACTCCGAAATGCGCGTACCCCGCCGTCGCCTTGCCACCGGCCCTGCGCCGGAAGCGGCATGAGCGCCGTGGTTCGCCGTCGCCGGAAGCAGCAGCCGACGCCGACAACGCAGGACCTGTTTCGCATGCGCTTGTCGCCGATCCAGTGGGGCAAGCGCGATCCGGCTCTGGGCCGCGGCGTCTGCCACCACATCCTCGAAGCGACCCCGCCGCGCGTGATCGCCTTCAACCCCCTCAACGACGCCAGCGTGCGCCGCGAACTGCGGATGCTTGGCGCTGCGTCCGACTGGAATGTCTGACCTCCCCCGGCGTGCTGCGGCGCCCCAGCGCTAACCCTCCCCTGTCTTAGCGCTGGCCCTATTCCACCGCCCGTGCATCTCCCCGTGCAACCGCAGCCGGGCACCTATCCCCAGAAGCGAGCCGACATGACCGACCTCTTGCCCGAAGCGCCGCGACCGCCGCGCGTGATGAAGCAGCCGAGCAAAGACGAGCTGCGCGACCAACTCGCCGCGGCCAAAGCCGAGAACGATCGGCTGACCGCCCTCGTCGACCAATTGCACCTGCCGTGGTGGCGGCGCCTCTACCTCCGCTTCCGCAGCAAGCCCAAGACGACCGAAGTCGTAAGCGCCTGAACCTCGGCGCTCCCTTCATCGCGACCAACTAGCGAGCCACTTCGATGACCAACAAGCGAAATTGCAGTAGCGGCACGTTCACGACTCAGGGGTTCATACCTCACCTGGCCGTGCCGATCCCTGGTGGCGTCATCCTGGCGCCAGTGAAGCTCGCTACTGAGCGCGGCCCGCGTGGCGCCACGATCCTTTACGGCGGCGCCCACGACGCGCCCCGACCTGCGCCGGCGACTCGTGGCGATCTTCTGGTGTACGCCCTGCCCGGCGGCGGCGAGGTGGCGGCATGAACGCGTCGGCTGAACTGCACATCTTCATTGTCGGTGACGAGGAATGGTGGACCGCCCACACCGCCGACGAACTGCTCGATGTTCTGTCCGTCGAATGGAGCATGAAGCGCGACGAAATCCTCGAACAGTACGGCGAGCCTCAACAGCTCACCGACGAAACGCTCGACTCGCACCAGTACATCGAGCAGGCGACCGGAACGAAGCGCTCATTCCGCGAACAACTCGCTCGCCAAGTCGCTGAAGGTGGCGAGTTCCCGCGCATGTTCGCTTGCGTCGATTGGTGATCGCCATGAGCCGAAGCGGTTACAGCGACGACATGGAAGACCTGTGGGCCTTCATTCGGTACCGCGGCGCCGTGACATCGGGGATTCGTGGCGCGCGCGGGCAACGACTGCTGCGCCAACTGCTGGAAGCTCTCGATGCGATGCCGGACAAGCGTCTGAGCGCTGGCGACCTAGAAAAGGATGGCTGTCATTGCGCACTTGGCGTCATTGGCGCCGCCCGTGGCCTGGACATGAGCAGCATTGACCCGCATCGATCGGCTCAGGTCTCGCGCGCGTTCGACATCGCCGAAGCGGTTGCGCGCGAGATTGTGTTCGAGAACGACGAGAACGGCCATTGGGACGAAACGCCGGAAGGTCGGTGGGTTCGCATGCGGACCTGGGTCCAATCGCAATTGCTGGCGCGGAACGGAGGCGAAGGTGCAAACGTCTAAGGCCAGTCGTTCAACCGCCCCTAGTTCCTCGCAACAGAATCTTTGCCGCGTCCTCGCAACGAGTCGCCAACGCCTCAGCCTCAATTCGTGCTTTCTCAAAATCGATGATGGGACGTGCGAAGACAGCGAGTCCGAGGCTTATTTTTCGCTCGTTATCGGCACGTACATTTGGGAGGTCGGGACGGCTTTCGGGCAGCAGACTTGTGAGCTTCCGACCACAGACCTCGACGTCTGCAAGCACATTTACTGCAGTGAAGCTTCCCAATCGATCGTATGGACTGAACAGTCGCAGATGACTCAGACGATGCTCTGCTTCGCGAATTTCATCGCACACTTGCAACGCATTCTTATCGTCGTCAAGTGCTCCGATCACATCGTTCACCGAAAGCAACACCTTTTGCACGCTCGCCAACACCATGGCGTGCAGATTTCGCGTTTCGTCATCCTCGCGTCGGCGCGTTACGAGCTTGTCGCGCCACCAAAGAATCGTCGTCAAGAAAAGGGCGGAGCCGGAAAGAACCGCCTGGCACCATGCCGGAGCGTCCTTAGCGGGAATAGCTACCCACAGCGCCGCGACCGTGAGCGTTACCAGAACGTACAGGGCAACGAGCGACCAATCGACCCTAGCAAGGACGTTAGCCATACGCGATTTCCTTATCCGATTTCCCTCAATGGTGCGCGGGATTGCCCTTTGTCACAAGGCGCAAATGGATCGAGCTTTGGGGCCGAGGTAGCAGACCGCCGAAACTTCGCGAGTGGCGCCTAATGCCTCATTGCCGCTGCCGCCGCTGTGGAGCCCGTCGCACGCTCAGGCGCCCACCCGAGGCATATCGCTATCGTCCGCCCCGCTGTCGTGGCGGCGGATGCCGTTCGCGTTCGTGGCGCGTTGACCGCTACCGCCAAACGCGCGAGCGCGGGCCTTTGGCGCCGCGGCCCTGCCGCTGCGGCGAGTACATCGGCCGCGACGGAAACAACATGCCCCACCGCCGGGGGAGTGGCTTTTGCATTCACAACCCGAACATCACCGACGAACAGCGTCGCGACCGATGGGAGTCGGGAACCCGGAGGCGGTGGTAATGAGCGACACGTGGTTGACACCTGAAGAGGTGGGCGAATTGACCGGCTTGAAGCCGAATAGCTGGAAAGCGCAGTGCCGAAAGCTGGCCCACATGAACATCAAGTTCCGGCCGAACGGTGCCGGCCGGCCGCTCGTCGAGCGGGCGGCGGTGCTGTCTGGCTCGGCGAAGAAAGCCGCGACGAAATCGCAACCGAACTGGGACGCAATGAATGGGAAGGCGGCGTAAGAAGGATTTGCATTTGCCGCGCGGCATGCTGCTGCGCTCGGGCACGTATTGGTACGTGCGGGGCAAAGACGCCTGGGTGAAGCTCGGGCGCGAGTTCGGCCCGGCTTTGGTGAAGTATGCGGCGCTTGTGGGCGAGAAGCCGACGGTTACAACCGTACAGCACGCCGTCGCGCACTACATCGAATGGGCGAGTACTCGCCGACGGCCAATCGCGGCGGCAACCCTGGAAGGGTACAAGAACAGCGCAAAGAACCTAATCCCGGTCTTCGGTCACATGGAGCTCGTCGACGTCGAAACCACTCACGTCTACGAGTACCTGATCAAGCGAGGCAACGTCCAGGCGAACCGCGATCGCGCGCTTCTGTCCGCCGCGTTCACTCACGCCAGGCGAATCGGCGCGATCAAGGGCGAAGACCCGACCAAGGGGCTTGAATTCCGCAACGAGGAAGAGCCGCGCCAGCGCTATCTAAACGACGGGGAGCTCGCCGTTCTGCTCAACGCTGCGTCGTCGAAGCTGTCGTGCATCCTGAATTTCTCGTACCTGACCGGCATGCGCCAAAGCGACGTTGTCAAAGTGAAGCTCAGCGACATCAAGGCTGACGGCCCCGAGACGGGAATCCAGGTCACCACCAAAAAGACTCGGAGCACGGTCGCAATCCAGTGGTCGGAGGAGTTGCGCGCCTGCGTGGACGAGGCCAACCGGCTCTGGACCCGGGCCGGCCGGGTCTACTTGTTCGAGAGCAGCCCTCGTGGACCCCATTCCAAGCGCGGCCCAGGCCCGTACACGACCGGCGGCCTGCGCGCCCTATGGCGGGTGGCGCGCGACAAGACAGGCATCCAGAACGTGCGCCTGAACGATCTGCGGCGCAAAGCCGGCAGCGACAAGGATACTGACCAGGACGCCGCGGACCTGCTGGCCCACAAGGACACCAAAGTTACGCGCCGGCACTACCGCGCGAAGCCGAAAAAGGCGACGCCGGCCCGATGA